AGCATCACCTGCTTCTAAATTCAAGCCTTGAGGTGAAGCATTTACTTGTGACTTAGCTCCTACTTCATCTCGAAAAAATTCATATTCAGTGTTAGAGTCTGATGAGTCAACAAAATTCATATTTACCACGATGCCTGATGATGCATCATTATTAGCACAATAAATACTTTTAACTATTATTGTTCCATCAGCAGGACAAGTAAGCACTGTAACTTTACTTGTGTCTGTTTGTTTAAAACCTTGATTTTTATAAAATATACTCATGATAAAAAATAGTTAAATGCTTCTTGTTCGTTTTTTAAATCTTGTTGAAAAGAAAAATTAAGTTGTTGTTTCAATGTTGTCAAGGACTCTACAATCTGTCTCTGATTCTGTGGATTATAATCCTCTGTAGGTTCAGGAATGTATGTTGTAATTTTAGCCATTATGCTTTCTTCTTATCTACTCTTTTAATTTTACCTTTGTTTTTTGAAGCATAAAAAACTTGTTCACCTTTCTTTTTACCATATTGTTTTTTCATAGACTTCATAATTTTTTTACCTTTAGGTGTTAGTGGCATAGTTATCTCCTTCCATCGGGTTGTGCATCAAGTCTTAGAGATCCGTATCTCCACGTCTCACCAACTGATTCGTTTTCTATTTTTACACTGAGCAATCTGCCTCTCGCTCTAGTGTCTATTTTTTTAGTCGTGCTTGTAACAGTGAATGGTCCCAACGGCGACACAGTCTGTGTCTCTGAGGGAAAATCACTAATAAACAATGAGATTAAAGAATTACCTACTATTTGTTTATAGTCAGGAATAAATCTTCTCATAGACATCATAAACTCTCCATCATCAATATCAAAGTCTGATGATCTAATGAAGGCAGCTATGGCACTCGTTCCAGTGCTGTTAACTTGATCGGTTCCTACTTCATGAACATAATAAACAGTTGATCCATATTTACTTGTAATTCCTGATATTGGAAAGAAAGGTGTGTCCGAAGGATCGTTTGCTCCACTTTGAGAAGGAGCTACATAGTTGGTAGCATAGGGTGCTGTAAACACATCCGAGTCTTGATAAGTTGTTCTATCTAAAGATCCCGTGTACCAGCTAGCTTCACCGTAATTATAAGTAACTACTCTGTCAATTTGATTAGATCCTGATTTAGGGTAAAACCAATTTACTTCTGTGTATAAACTATTGTGACCTGCATAAACAATTTCACTGGCATTAAAATTTAATCCAAGGTTTCCATCTCCTGTAGTAAATACAAAGTCCTCTACTAAGCACGGTAATTGTTTCACTGTACCATCGTATTGAAAGAAACCACCTGACGTACCCATCCAATAAACAGCACCTTGTGCAAAAGCAACAGCGTGTTGTCCAAGACAGCCACAGTTAGTTCCTACTTGTCTAATACTAAATGTAAATGGTGGGCCAACAAACTGAGCAATATACGCAGCTTGGTCGGTTAGAATTAAAATATAATCTTTACCTTGTACAGCAGCTACAATCTTATTGCCTTTATCTAATTGAAAAGTTCCGGCAGTATTGGTGGACGTAGGTGTGTACACAGATGTTGACTCTTGATCTGAAAATCTAATGAACATTGGGTCTTGCGTTCCCGCACTTCCAATAGTTGTTTCAGTTCCAAGATGAAATAAATGTCGATCAGTTTCAGAAACGATAGTTAGTCCCGTAGATGTTGGTGCTCCTGTCATTAACGTTGCTCTGTTTGTTCTAGGGTTTGTAGCTCCGGCATCCCACGTAAAAGATTTTCCATTAGTAATTGTCGCGATCAAAGTTTCTCCAAAGTTATCCAATGACCAATTACCTGGTTCTAGAACAACATCAGAAGTCGGTCTTTCTGTTCCCCATGTAGAGTTGCCCCATAAATAAGTTCCCCATCCATAACCTTGTGTTTGAATAGTTGGTCCAACAATAACGTAAGGATTAATGGTGCATGATCCACCATTGCTCATTCCTGTTACGTTGTTTTCTGTAGTTGTAACACCGGCAGCAGGATTAGTTAAACTGATTGTAAAAGAGTTAGTCGTGGTTGTTAAAACTTCAAAAGGGTGAGTGTTGAAATCACTAGCTCCTAAAGTTGTGTTGGCTCCTATGGAAACAGAGCTCAGTGTAATATATCTCCCTGCCTCTAATCCATGACTTGTAAAATTTATAGTTACTGTGGCTCCAGCGGCCGCTGAGGTTGTAAAAGTGCCGGTGCCGGATAAAGCTGAATCTAAAGGTGTAATATCATAGAAGGCACCACCATAGTACAAGAATAAACCCTGTGATGTTCCGATAGCTGCATATCGTTCACCATCTAAAGAAGTAAAAGCGTGTTGAGCCCTTGCTACACCTGGTAAAGTATTTTGATCATTAGATAATTGTTGCCACCCTCCGATCTTTTCAGGTATGCCGTATCTAAATCTAACAAAGTCTCCATCTATCCATTTACCTGGAGCAGCTGCAGGAGTTCCTTGTTTATCAAAGCCTGGTTGAAATCTTACTTTTTTTAACGCCATAATTCCCCACTATACAAAGATTATATCAAAAATAAACCTAAATAACTGGCAAAAAACTTAGGTTCATATCTATCTCTCCATTTTTTTTGATAGATTCTTTTACGTTTTCTTCTGTTAATATATCAAAAGCCACCGTAATTCTATGGCCTTGAAAAGGTTCTAAAACCACAACTTTATGTTGTTGAGGTTTAGTGATACACATTAAACCTGGTTTATTGTCCACTTCAAATTTTCAAATATTGTTTTTGTTTTTTTAGGCTCTATTGAAATAAAACCATGGTATTCACAATCGTTATGAGTATGCCAATCTAATACTTCGTTTGGCTTATGATAATTAAACCAACACTGATACCAAAGTCTTTGATTAGTTTTACAATAGCTTTTAATCAAATCATTTAAATCACGAAAGAAATTATGATATTGAATAGAACCTACAACTAATGAAGCAAAGTTATAATATCGATATAACCATGTTGTGGAAGCTTTATTATAAACAAACTTAAGTCTTTTCTTAGCCACCAAAGCGTAACGACAGAACTCCTCATTATTTGTTCTAATTGCAGGATAATCAAACAAACTATATTCAGGTTTTTCTTTTACTAAATTAAACATATTTAAAATTAAAACTAATAGCTATCCTTTGTTGGTTGTCTAAATTTTTTTGCACCTTATGATCTAAAGCCGCAGGAAACATTATAAACTTATTATCTTCAGGAGGAAATACCCAAGTATCTATTTCATACTTGTTTTTATTAAATTCAAGTATTAAATCTCCTGAGTTTTTAGGGACTTGTAAATAATATACAGCACTAACATTTGGAGAGTCTTTATAATAATTTAAATCTATATGATTATGAAGTTGAGTAGATTCATTCTTATCATGAACCTGTCCCCAAAAATTAATCAAACCTATGTCTTTGTTATACATTTGTTTATATTCATGTATAAGTCGATAGGCTATCTCTTTAATATCTTTATTTAAAGGTAGCTCAATATCTTCGTTTCTTGTGTGATTAACGTCATTAGATAATTTTTTATCTTTGTTTTTTAAACAAAGGTTTATCAAGCTTTTACTTTTTACGTTATCAAGATACCCGTAAATAAAATCAATGGTATGAATAATTTGTTTGTTACACACCTGGTTTTCCTATCAAGTCATATTTTAAAATATTCTCAAGTCTTGTTCTTAATTCAGCGTAGCTTCTAATTAATCTTTTATTAGCCTGTCTAACTTGATCTATTTCTATGTCTTTTAATTTAATAACCATTATTTTTTCCTCCACCAAAAGTTGTTCATTTTTTAACAAAACTAATAGATTAGAGTTTTCTCTCTGTAACAATTTATATTTATCTCTCCATTGATCTTGAGTTAAATAATGTATGTTATCGACTGTTTCCATATTATCCTCCTTTAAATATTGATATTAAAAAAATGTGATACGGTATACTTTCCGCATACATCTTTGTTATGTTTTAATTTTACAGGTTTTGATGCATGCAAATAAAAAGATGGAAATAGAACCATTCTATTATCTTTACATTCAATGGTAACGTTTTCATCTTTAAAAGCTACATCGCCTCCAGCAAAAGATTTTGGTTTTTTATAAGTCCACCACAAAGCTGTGTGGGTAGATCTGTCTTTATGAAACTCGTATTTATCTCCATCTTCATAGTAAGAAATCATAGTATAGTCTTTATTAACTTCTCTAATATTTCTAGATGCAGGACACATTTTTTCATAAACTTTAAATAAAGGTTCAGACATAATCTTTTTATAATAAGTTAAAATAAAAGACGTTTGTCTATAATCAGGAAAGTACATACGATCTAAATAAATTCTAGAGTTACGAACTAAAACTCTACCTGTCGCATCTTTAGCCCTGTTTGAATCGTCTAGTTTTGAATCCCAAAGATTTTTGTTAAGACGATAGCCATCTATTTCATGCCATATCTCTTTGTGTTCTTGTTTAGTATAAAAATTATCCATAACCAATAGTGGATACTTCTTTCCTATAATTTTATATTCTTTCATTTTACTATAAGATAATTAGCTGCCATGGATATTCTAGTTACCTTAGCTTTATAAGGGGAAACAAGATGTCCAAGATTAGCAGGAAAAATAACTAAATCTCCTTCTGTTGGAAAAAAACTAAATGAACTGACATGATGCACAGTTTCTACACCTGATGTTAAAAAAGTAATCGAGCCAGGTGCAACAGAACTGTTGCCTTTGTTTCTTGCTTTTTCTGCTTCATCTTTTAATTTTTTAGGAACGTCTAAATATAATACACTTGAAAAATCAGAATCATGAACATGCATAGGATTAAAGTCTCCAGCTTTCATATAATTAACCCAAGCTTTTCTAGTTACAATTTTACCGTTTATTTCTTTTCCATAAAAATTTTTATATGCTTGTTTATAGATGTGTAAATAAGGTCTTAAAATTTTATCATACTTATCTGTATTCACAGCAAACTCATCTTCAAAATGACCCGCTAAATTTTTGTGCCATCTATTATCTTCTTTTTTATTACATAGTTTTTTAAGTTGGTTTACTTCATCTAACAAAAGTTTTGATCTCATTAAAAGCGGACCCCAAAAAGGAAATGAATAATTTATTGTTCTTTCTTTCATATTAGAAATAATTAATATTAATTAATATCCTCCTGTCTTTATCTGTTTGACTAGCCGCATAATGTTTAGTTCCTGAATCGAAAATAAGCATTCGGTTAGCTTTACTCATTATCTTCTTTTTACCAAAAGCTGTATAACCATTATTCGTATTCATATATAATATAGCAGTTTTGTGATTTTTCCAACCCGTATCTATATGTGGACTTGAAGTAATTCTTTTATTTCTATGCACATACATATTAGCTCTTGCCACAATTGGTGCTTTACAATCTAGTTTATCAAAAATAGTTTTTACGTATGGGTTGTATAAAGTTGATATGGGAGTCAAATCATAAATTTTATGACTTAAATAAAACTTGTTACCATCTTTTTTAATCATAGTGGGTTCAAAAAACCAATACATTTTAGTGGACATTAAAATAGCTTGAAACTCATCAAACAGTTTTTTATCTAAAAAATTGTCTATGACTTTGTATGACATTGTTATAGTGCTAAGAAGTTTTTAGATAAACCTAAATGAGGTCTGCCGTCATAAGCATTCTTTTTATTCTTTACATCGTTATAATGTAAAAAGACTTGTACACAATGAGAACCTTTTAGTGGCTCTCTCCAATGCTCTAAATGTGTGCCATTATAAACAAGCATGTCTCCTTGATCTAAATCTATTTTTATTCCTTTAGCATAACTACTTGTTGTAATGCCTCTCTTACCACCTTCTTCCTCCGGTATACCAACATTTTGATTTGGGCTTAAATAAATTGGCCATTTCTTTCCACCTAAAAATAGTGTCGTAGAAAAAGCGCAACTTTCTCTATCTTTGTGTCTAAGTAATTCGTGTCCTTTTTCATAAACTCTGCAATAAGAGTAAGTAGAAACAAGTCTTTTTTTAACAATTTTTTGAACAACAGGGCGTACTTTTTCTAATAAAACCTCCATAGCGATATCACTATAAATAGCGTACGCGTTATCAACTTGAGTATCTCCAAAACCTCCGTAACCATAAAGCTGTATGTCTTTTAAATTTTTCGATTTAAAAGCTAGCGTAACATTTCTTTTTAACAATAGATAAGTGTAACAATAATCTGCTAAGTCTTTCGATATTGCTTTTTTTATTATTTTATATTTAAACATTTTCCTCCTAAAAATAGTTAAAGTTAATATTTATTCTTGCTTTAGCATCAGTGCACGAAGTGCTGTTATGTGGTTCGCTTGGATCAAATAACAATAAACTATTAGCTTCGCTTTTTATTTTATGCTTTCCTTTCAAAACGGTATAACCATCATTATCATTAATATAATAAATAGCACCTTTGTGAGGAAAATCATAGTCCATATGTTCGGGATGTTCTTTTAACGTTGGAGTTCTATAATAAAGATTAGCTTTAATTCTCATTAAAGCACGTGGTTTTAATAAATTTAAAATAGGTTTTATATTTTCATAATACTCACTGTTAACTTTTCTATGGTTGTAGAAAATGTGAGTAAAATAAAAATCATTATCTAAACTTTCATGAGAGATTGTATTATTAAAATACCAAGGAAAGAATGAGTTAGTTAAATCTGCCTGTATTTTTTTAAATACATCTTCCGGTAAAAAATTTTTTATAATTTTATGCCTCATTTAAATGGAGCTCCTAGTGTCCAGTTAACTAATGAATATCTAGTTCCTTTTGTAACAGGTGTAACTCTGTGCCATACATGACTAGGGAAAACACAAATTGATCCTTGTTCAGCAATCTCATTACAAATAAATTTTTTGTAAACTGGTTTTTTTATTTGAGGAACATAGAACTCTAACTTGCCTCCTTTGTATGAACTTGGTTTTGATAACTGTAATGTCATAGAAAGTTTTCTTGTTTTTCCATTCATGTGAATATTTTCTTTATTTTCGTAAGGCTTTGAATAAGAGTCTTGGTGCCAATCATAATATTGTCCTTTACGATAAATAGTAAATTGACTAGGCTCATGATAATTAAATTCAAATTTCCAACCAGCATTATAATTTGCCTTACTTATAAAGGGATCAATCAAATCATAAATCCAACTTTCTGACATCCAAACAACATTAGAATCTCTAATTTTAAGAATTTGTTTTTTTCTTTTTTTGGTTAATTTTTCTGTGTCATTTAGTGAGCCTGTTGTTGCAAACTGTTCTTTCTTTTTTGCAATGGCAAAATCAATTATTTTTTGACAATCTACAGCAGATAATGCTTTCTTAAAATAAAAATAACTCCATTCTTGTAACATAATCTTTTCTTTCTTTAACAGTAATTAAAAACTATTATGTCTTTAATACCCAACTAGTAGAGTCTTCATCCCATTCGTAATCTTGACCATCATCAGGATAAGCTACCGGTGCCCACCAATCAATTTTTCCATCATCTCTTGTTTGTAAAGTCCAAGAAAGAAAAGGTTGTTGGGGAATAAATCTGTCTTCAGCTTCTTGATAAGTATAACCTTTACCTGCGTAGAGGTTTCTAAAATTATTATTGTAAGATGTTTGAACCCATTTTACTCCATCTTCTGAAAGTTTTACTACAGTGCCAAAATGAGTTGCAGCTGATTCTGATTGATCTCCACCATTAGCATCAACGTCTGCGTTGTCACCAACACATACTCTTATAACTACATTGTTTTCATCTAACTCAGCAAAATGTGCCATTACGCGTCTCCTAACGTGAACGTACCTGATGTTGTAAATGATCCAACTGTACTTCCATCTGGTTGTGGTGTGACTGTGTTTGTACCTGGTGAAACTGTTAAAGTAAATTTAGCAGGTGCTCTTAAAATAACTCTTCCGCTACCTCCGGAACCACCGTTTTTAGTTGTGAAACCTGGGTTTGGACCTTGGCCACCCGTTCCTCCGCCGCCGCCAGTG